ATTTCCATTAGGTTACAGTCAAGAAGGATTTTTGTTTAAGACAAAAACTATATTGGAACAAGCAAAAGCTAATATGAGAAATCTATTATTAACATCAAAGGGTGAGAGAGTTATGCAACCTGAGTTCGGTTCAACACTAATGGATGTGATTTTCAATCAAGGACCAGATATTCAGAATCAAATTGATGAAGCTATTAGAGAAGCAGCTTCAACTTGGTTACCTTATGTCATTATAAACGAAATATCTATGTTTGAAGAAAACAATCAAGTTGATGTATCAATAGATTTTTCAGTATCATTAGAACCAAATTCTTTTGAAACATTAACATTTAATTTTAATATTGGAGAATAAAAATGCCGAGGCAAGTAGACTACGGAACACATAAAAAGTTAGTAAAGAAAGAGGTAAACTATCTCGGTAGAGATTTTCGTGATATTAGGCAAAACCTTATTGAGTTTGCAAAAACTTATTTCCCAACAACATACAACGATTTCAATGAAGCATCACCAGGTATGATGTTTGTTGAGATGGCTGCATATGTTGGTGATGTATTAAATTACTATGTTGATAATCAATTCAGAGAAACATTATTACAATTTGCAGAAGAAAGAAAAAATGTATTGGCAATCGCCCAATCATATGGATATAAACCAAAATTAGCAGCACCTTCTACTGCAACATTAACTGTTCAAGTTGATGTTCCTGCAAAAAATTTAGGTAGTGGTAACTTTAAAGCAGACTTAGATTATGCAGGTATACTAAGTTCTAATTCTACAGTAGCATCAACAAATGGAACTGAGTTTAGTTTAATGGATGATGTTAATTTTAAAACATCAAGTTCATTAGACCCAATGAAAGTAGAAGTATTACAACCATCTTCAGGTAATGTTCCGACAAATTATAGATTAACTAAAAAAGTTTTAGCAAAATCAGGAATAAGAAAAACAGAAACATTTGCATTTACATCGGCCAAAAAATTTGACAAGATAGTTTTATCAAATGATAAAGTGACAGAAATTGTATCAGTAACAGATAGTCAAAATAATATATACTATCAAGTTCCTTTCTTAGCACAAGATACAGTGTTTGAGTCAGAAGAGAATACAACACTCAATGACCCATCGTTATCACAATATCAAAATGACACACCTTACTTATTAAGATTAATCAAAACAGCAAGAAGATTTACAACTTATGTTCGTGATGATAATAAAATGGAAATAAGATTCGGTAGTGGTATTAGTGCAGACGCAGATGAAGAAATAATACCAAATCCTGATAATGTTGGTTCATCATTAGGAACAGGCATTTCAAGGTTAGATGAAGCATTCGACCCAACAAATTTCTTAAAAACACAAACATTTGGATTAGCACCAAGTAACACAACACTTACCGTAACTTATAATTATGGTGGTTCAGTTGAGGATAATGTTCCTTCTAATGCTATTAATAGATTTAGTAGAAAAACATATACTAATAGCACAACAAGTTTAAATAGTGATACACAAAATACATCAAATGCAACATTAGCATTGTTCAATGAGGAACCTTCTTCAGGTGGTGCAAGTCAAGAAACATTAACAGAGATAAAGGAAAATGCTGCAGCATATTTTAATGCACAAAACAGAGCAGTAACAAGAGCAGACTACATAACAAGAGTTTATTCCTTACCACAGAAATATGGAAACATAGCAAAAGCTTATGTTGTTCAAGATGAACAATTAGAACAAGAAGGACAATTGGAAGTTATCAATGGAGTAGCAAAGAAAGTTAATCCAACAACTATTCCCAATCCGTTAGCACTAAATATGTATTTATTAGGATATACAGGAGATAAAAAATTAACTCAAGTAAACAATGCAGTAAAACAAAATTTAAAACTATATCTTTCACAATATAGATTATTAACAGATGCGATTAATCTTAAAGACGCTTATGTTATAAATATTGGTGTTCAGTTTAACATTATAACTCGTAGAGGATATAATAAAAATGATGTATTGTTTAGAGCAATACAACAAGTGAAGAGTTTCTTTGCAACAGAAAAATGGCAAATTAATCAACCAATCGTGTTGAGTGATTTAGCATATCAGATTTCATTAGTGGATGGGGTAGTTTCTATTGTTCCACCAGAAACAAATAATCCACAAAAGAATTTAATTGTTATTACGAACAAACATTTAACATCAGACAATTATAGTGGTAACGTTTATAGTATTGATGAATCATCAAAAGATGGAATCATATATCCATCATTAGACCCAAGTATATTTGAACTGAAATTCCCCGATACAGACATCGAGGGAAAAGTATTGGGAGATAAATAATGCATTATTTTGAATTTGGAAAACGAGATACAACACTTTATTCGGGCGGAACAACATCTTCCATTAATACTGGATTAGACGAAATATTAGAAGTCAATAAAGTCGTTCAACAAAATGGTAGTATAGCAAACGTATCAAGAATCTTGATGGACTTTGACTTAGCATACATCTCGGAATCAATCCAAAGTGGTGTAATGCCAACAGGAACAAAATTCTTTTTAAATTTATTCGACGCAACATCAGAAGAAGTTGAAGCAGAACAAAAATTACACATCTATATGGTAAGTGGTAGTTGGAAAGCAGGAACAGGAAAACTTGACCATAATCCAGTAACGGATGATGGGGCAAGTTATCAATATCGTAATCACGCAGCAAAAACACCTTGGGTAACAGGTTCAGTATTGACTGAGGGTGGTACTTGGTTTACATCAAGTATTGACGCCAATCAAGAGTATGGAATTAGTTCTTCTTTCGATATTACGTTTGACAAGAAGGATGTCAGAGCAGACGTAACGGACTTGGTAAATAATTTTATTTACTCAAGTTCAGTTTATCCGAACAACGGATTTATTATCAAAAGAGAAGATAGTGGTTCTTATGGAAACAACAACGCAACAGCAAGTTTTGATTTCAATACAGGACAAGAAGGTGATTCAAGTCGTTTAGGAAATCTAAAATTCTTTTCAAGAGAAACACATACAATATATCCACCTAAGTTGGAAGCAGTATGGGACGATTCAGTTTGGTCAACAGGAAGTTTATCACCATTAAGTTCAACAGATTTGGAAAGACTAAAAGTTTATTTTAAAAATTTAAGACCTGAATATAAGGAAAAGTCAAAAGTAAAACTAAGAGTAGTTGGTAGAGAATTATATCCAACAACCGCTTTTGCTACAACACCTGCAGAATTAGATGTAAAATATTTACCAAGTGCATCTGCTTTTTATTCAGTTCGTGACGCAGAAACAGAGGAAGAAATAATTCCATTTGGAACAGGTTCAAAGATTAGTTGTGATTCAACAAGTAACTTCTTTAATATACAAATGGACGGACTACAAGCAGAGAGAAATTATAGATTTGCTATCAAAGTAATTAGTGGTAGTAACACTACTGATGAGCAAATTAATTTCTATGATGATGAATTTGAATTTAGAGTGGTGAGATAAAATGCCTTATTTACCATCGGACGCAAGAAAAAAATCTGAAGAATATAATAATATTCTAAGTGGAGATGTCATAGAATATCAGAATACAATTGAAGACCTAAAGAAGTCATTAAATATATCAGGTTCAGTAGTTGATGCGAAAGCACCACTAAGAAATTCAGAAGGAATATTACAATCATTTGAGGGTTCAATAGATGGATTATCATTAGAAGAAGATTTTCAACAAGTTCGTTTAGAAAACAAACAACAATTCTTTACGGGACAACTTGATAATAGTTTTAGTTTCTTTGGAGCAGGACAAGATGGTTCAACAACAGATTCAGAAACAGAGACAACAAGCAACCAAATAACTACGGAAGTAATTGAGTTTCAAGCAACCATAAGAGATTATTTAATTCAAGTCATCAATGAGTATTTTAATGAAGAAAACACACCAGATATGTCGACAGATGCTTTACACGAAAAGATATTGAAATTTTTTAAAGAAAACAGAAAAGATAAAAAAAATGTTAATGCTGATGGTTGGGAATCATTTAGAATTAATACGAAAAGAAACGTTAGAGGTATAAGTGGTAGAAGACTACTCGAAATATTTGGAGATTTAAAGAATTTTCGTTATGATGAAATAGTTGAAGACCATTTATACAGAACACTACAAGGTCAACGAATATGGTTACAACTTGGATTCCCATACATAATAGATAAGAAACTTGATTAAGGATAACAATGGCTTTAGAATACGGATTCACAGATAAAGAAAAAATAAACTATTACCAACCAAGTAAAGTTTATAGTAGTTTTGGTAAAGATACTACCAATGACTATATTGCATTATATGTCTATGATATTAATGACAATCTGCTCGTAACGAGAATAATGGGATTGGATGAAGTTGAATTTACCAATGATGGTTCTTTTGTTGATTTGGATATTGGACAACATTTAAGAACGTTAGGTTTTAGGCAAGGTGACTTTAAAGTTACTTATAAATTTTTAAGACGATTGGCAGGTAGACCAAGAAGTATTTTTGTTAAAGATAATGGAACTATATTTAAAGGTGAAGCTGAAAGAAAAATAATTAACGGAGAAATAAGATACTTTCAAAAAACATCTGATGAACAAAAATCAAATTCAGAACCTATGGAAGTATTTATTAAAGAACAAAAATATATAATTTCTCAAACTTCACCTGACAAAACAGAATTAAATATCACAACTGACAACTTAGTTATGAATGCAGAATATTTAACTGACTTTAAAGAAATGAATGCTATGATTGAATATAGTGCAATTGAAGCAGATAACTCTGGATTAATTAAATTTGATTCAAAAGACCAAAATGTTTTAGAGTTTGATATCAATTCAAAGGATAGAGGATTTACACAAAATATGGTAGGTGGACAAATTATTATACCAAGTCTATACAAGATTACAGGTAATGAAGATACAACAAATGAAGATACTTCATCACCACAACAAGACCCAATTACTGAAGATGAATATAGAGAATTAACAACGGAAGAGTTAATTCAATTAGCTTCACAAGGTGATGAAATGGCAGATATGACACTTCAAGAACAAGCAGCAGACGAACAATACTAATGGCTAGAACAAGAACAGAAGAAAGAATGGGAGAAACTTACGGAGAAGCATCCGAAGGAAGAAATCAAGCGACTTCTAATAGAGCGCCAGCAGGCGGTGGTGCACCACGTTTACCAAAACAACCTAAGATAGAACAAATAACTGAAGCAAAAGATACTTCACAGCCAGGTAATGCCGCAGCAAATATTGCAGCAGCATACAAACCAAAACCACCAAAAGCTGTAACTGAAGCAGAAGTAAAATCTGAAATAGTAGCAGTATGTTTGAGAGGACAACCATCACCATCACCAGTTAAACCATTGGTTATTCCAGCACCAGCAATTTTACCACCACCACTAATTACAAAAAACTCTACTAAAGATATAGGTGTTCAAACACCAATGCAAATAAGGTCAGAGACAAATTTAAGACCTGATGGGATAACAGAAATACTTGGACCCGGTGGAATAGTATTGGAAGAAATCGGTGGAGATGGAAGAGTTATCGTTGACCCAATCAAAGATGTAGGATTTGACCCAAAAAACCCACCACCAGCTATTGAAGCACTTAGAGAAGATTTTGCAGAACACGTAGCAACAGGTAAAGATGAAGCCGGAGAAGTATTTGAGGCAAAGCCAGACACAAAGAAAGCTTTAAAGAAAGCTGGATTAGAAAGATTTATTCCTAAAGTTCCTAAAAAAGTTATTGAATCCACTACTGAAAATGAAAGTGGTCATAAAGGTGGTACGGCAAAAGAAAAAATTATAACCACGACTCAGGCACAAGTAAAATTAACACCAAGAGATTATGTAGCAACAATTACAGAAGTCTTAGATAGTAATCGTGTTCGTGTTTCGTTATCATATAATGATGGAGTAAATCAATATCAACACAAGGGTGATGATGAAGTAGCAAAGAAATTTAAAAACTTCCGAGTCAATTATATAAATAATAATATTGAACGATACAAAACCTATATGGTAAAAGATAATCAATATTATTTGATTACTAATGAGGAACTTGGAGCAAGTGGTAAAGAAAGATTTGTCAAATTAAAACAACCACTACAAGGTACAGATGTAGATGATAAAGTTTTATTTGTAGAGAAAAGATTGCCAGACTATAAAGATGTCGTTACATTGAATCCATTTGTAGAAGCAGAAGACAATAGTATATTTTTAAGAATACCAAATTTAAATTCAGTTGATAATCCAATTGACTTTCAAGGAACGAATTATAAAAGTCACGATGGGTTGTTAAGTAATAAAGATGATGACGCAAGAGATATAGAAAGATTATTAACATCGGGTAGTTTATTAGATGTTCAACCAAATATTGATTATCAAAAAACAACAACTGATTTATCAATAGAAAACGATGATACAGGTTTTGGAAACTTTGTTCATTTCTCAAATGCAGAAAGAAGACTTATTAATTTTAAAGAAAAATTAACATTGATTGAAAGTCATAGTGCAGCTAGTGCTTCATTAACAACAATATCAAGTTCGGCAGATACTAGATTAGATTTACAAAGAAGAAAACAACGAGTGATTAATTCGTTTGACCCATATGAACATTATTTATATTTTGAAAGTTCATCTTATGTGAGTTCATCAGACGGACAATTCCACGATACAGCTTGGCCTAAATCAAATTCATCTTCACCATATACATTACAATCAACAGGAGATGCTTCAAGTTGGTA